GTTATCTAGCTTCTCTACTGTTTGTATTCGGTCTAAACCAACACCTATGTATGCCATATTACAATACTATTGTGTTAGCTTCATCTTCAGTTAATGCTTCTCCTGCAATTAACTTTGCTTTAGCACTAGCTTTTAAATCTTCTTTAGCTTGTATTTCTGCTAATTCTTCTTGACCTTGTAATGCGTCAGCTTCTCTTTGTGCTATTTCTTCAGCAGTTAAATCAGTTTCTACACCATTTGGATTTTCAATATCATATTCTACTTTTTTCATATTTTATCTCCTATTGTTTTATTCCGTAAATTGATATACTTTTAATTGTTAAATTTCCACTATCGTTGTAAATTCTAAATCTATCAATCACACCAGATGTTTCATGCTGTCCATGCATTGATAAGCCTAGATAAGTTGAGCTATGGTCTTTAGTCCATCTTCTAGCAAATATAGTAGTTGGTAATCCTGAATTTCTGCAATTTAAAAAATCTACAACAGTGCTATTAGCATAAGAAGTACCATCTCCACTCCAACCAATTCTAAATGAGCTAGAGCCAGTTGAACCATGTGAGCCAGTAGAAGCATTAGCAGAATAAGTTGACTGCCATCTGTAGTTTGAGGCAGTATCAATAGAACCATTACCTACTCTTAAATAATGAGATACTCCACTTGCTGATGAAATGTCTGTGTAATAAACTCTGTAATGTTGATATGCGTCTGACATAAAAGTATATCCATGATAACCAGACGAAGAAGAATCTGAATTTGTAGCGTGAATTTTTACAAAGTCAGAACTAGCATTTACCCATTCAGGAGCAGTAGCACCTGCGTTCATAGCAAGTTGTTGTGCCGCAGTCCCTTTTGCAAGTCTTTGTAATCCACTTCCATCTCTGTAAAGTAAATCACCTTGTGTTGTAATTGTAGTACCTACATCTGTTCCATTTGTACCATTCGTTCCTTTAGCCGCCATCTTTGTCCAATAGGAAGCGTTGGACGTAGCGTTACCTGTAGAAGCCTGTATACAGATGAAAGTTTCATCTCCAAAAGTTACAATATCGTCAACTACATAAGCTGTACTATTATTGTAAGCACCTTGAAATACTGGCTTAATTCTTCCTAAATTTAATGTCGCCATTGTTTTTGTTTCTCCTTATTATTATTAAATTGTAACATTCAGATTGCCACTGGCATCTACTGAAAATGTTAATCCTCGTTTTGATACAAAACTTTCAATATATTTGTCTGATTGTGTTGTATCACTATTGGCTACTGATAAATTATCTGAACCATTAGAATAATCTAATTGTAATGTACCATTAGCTAATTTTGTAAATCCATAAAAGTCTACTGTTCCTAGACTTGCTTGTGCCGCCGCAGAAATATCTTGTAATTCTACTGCACCATCTTGTATTTGTGATGAAGATGTAACAACTGCACTAGGCGTTTGTCCAATATAAGCCATTATGTGCTTATGCTATCAACAGCAGAAACCCACACATCACAAGAACTTGCTGTGTCAGACTTCACTTTAATAACATCTCCATTTTGTACTACTACTTTTGCTCCGCCATCAATTAATTGTAATTGCGAACCAACTGGAATTGGAGCATTTTTAACTAAATAAATATCGTTTGACCCATCATTTATGTAACAATCTACATTAATAGATGAACCTGCTACGTTAGTTAAAGCTATTCCAACTATAGTATCGTAACTGTCTGCTGTGTAAGCACTTACTACAGACGTTCCTACGTTATTACTTGTTGTTCTTCTAAAGTTTTGAGCCATTTATTTTCCTTTGTTTATAATGCGATTGACATTGCAATCACTAATCCTGTTGTTACTGTTATTGAATTGGCACTGTTAGCCGCCGCAGTGGCACTGTTAGCCGCCGCAGTCGCAGACGTACTAGCATTACTTGCTTGTGTCGTAGCTGTTGAAGCCGAACCAGAAGCACTTGTTTCTGAATTTCCTGCATTTGTAGCTGAAGTTGCCGCCGCAGTCGCAGAGTTTGCCGCCGCAGTTGCCGAATTAGCCGCATTGGTTGCATTTGTACTTGCCGCATTAACTGCCGCAATACTTCCTGCTACTGTATTTACATTAGCAATAGAACCACCAACTAAATCTACATTAGTAATTGCACCTGCAACTGTATCAATTTCTGAACTTGTTTCATTTAAGTCATCTGCAACTGTTTCTATTTCTGAAACTGCTTCTGCTAAATCATTTGCTACAGCTATAACTTTAGCTATGTCTGTTGCTACTGTGTTAACTGAACCAATGTTAGTTGCTACAGTGTTAATATTTGTAGCATTTGAATTGGTTGTCGTAATTGCCGACATGTTACTATTAACAGTATTAATTGCTGATATATTGCTATTAACATTGTTAAGAGCAGTTTTATCTGAAGCTGATAACCATGTATTTTCAAGATAATGCTTGGTAGCAACATCTTGGTTATCTGTTGGGTTAGCAACATTTATAATTCTTTTATTTGTTGCGTCCCATTGAAAGTTTGTATTAGAAGGTTTGATAACGTCATTGGCATCATCAATAGCTTCCTGACCCATAAAGAACGCTTGGGTACTATCTGTATCTAAATCGTTTTCTGTTAATACTGAACCATCAGAATAATCTGTTAATCTTGTTGTTTGAGACGTTCTTCTTCTTATCTCAATCGCTACATTATTTGCAGGTGCAGAATTAAATGTAAGAGTAGTCCCTGCCGCATTTAGTGTAAATGCTGTTGTAGCCACCCCTGCTAGGGTAACTGTTAGGTCTCCTGTAGCTCTATAGCTAAAAGGAATAGCATAAGCTGTTGTACTGTTGTTACCTGTATAACGTACAAAACTATTTGCCATCTATGATTTTTCCTTATTTTTGAATTTGTTTTACTAAAAGTGCAGGTTTACTGGGTCAATATCTGAATGTAATTATTTCTAGCCGCTTTTTTAGCGTTTTTCTTTATTTTCTTTCTATCTTTTCTCATTTTCTTAATTTGAGGAAACTCTTTTAATAAAAGTTTTTTAGCTTTTGCTTCAGCTTTATGGACATATTCTAAAATAAATTTCTGTCTTTCATCTACACCTGCAACTTTTCCATCAGGTAATCTATATAATCTACTTTTAGGGTCTAAAATAACTTTCTCAATTAAGTTTTTAAGTGTATATCTTTTACCTTGATATGTAAGGGTTACTTGTCCTGTTAACTCTCTCCATCTGTCATAAGCAGTTTGTTCGTTTGCATTTTTAATAGTTCTTAAATCTACACCACTTTCTCTATCTACTTTTGCAGGTGGCTTATAATTAAAATCTCTACTTTCATAGAACTTTTGTATCATAGGGTTATCAGTTTTAGTCATTGCAAAAGGAGAAGACCATAAACCTGTTTTTCCACCTAATCCAAATAACCACCCTCTATCTCTATCAATAACTTCACCATACATATTACGTTTAGGCATAATCCCATCTTTGCCTCTCCAAGGTTGTAAAGCTAATAACCTATCGTTTAATGTAAATAATTCTTTTTGGTAATCTTCATCAACTCTACTCATATATCTTAATCCACCAGACAAAGGTGTAATTTTGTAAATTGCTCTAGCTAATACAGAAGCACCTACTTTATCAGGAGACCTTGTAGAAACAAAATCATCACTAAAAAACATGTTTGCTGTTTCAATAATATTCTTCATATAAAATTTAGAGTTAAGATTTCTAAATAAAGAAGTTAAAACTCCCATAGATAACTCTGTCATATCTTTTTGTACTGCTTCAGGTATATCCTCGTTGTATCTTAAAAACTTATTCATACTGTCTTGTAAATCAGCCATAATAAAGAAAGGCATCATTACTGGGTCAGCTCTGTTTAATTGAACATATCTTCCATCATTTGTTTTATAAGAATAAGGTTTCCAACCTGTAGTAGCTTCTCTTTCAATATTTTCTCTATAATTTCTTGAACCACCACCTGTAATTTTACCTGCTGATACTAAACCAAATGCACCAAGCCATAATACACTTCCCATAGTTGCTCTAGCGTTAACTTCTGCCGCCGCTTCTGGGTTTAAATATTTACCATCAGCACCTTTTTTTAAAGCATGTCTTGTAGATAATACTAATCTATTTGCTAAAGGTAGATGTTCAAAATTCCATTTAATTAAGTTAGATGGTGTATTAATAAAGTGTAAACCTAAAGCTCTTGTCCATCTATGTTTACTTGTAAAAGATAAAACTCCCCCTGTAATACCACCTTCTAATTTATTTGTTTCAGGGTTCATAGAATATGCTGATTGAGTATATGTACTTTCTCTAGCATATTGTAATGGGTCATTAACTTGTAATTTGTTTACATCTTTAATTCTTGTGCTTGACATGTCAGCAGTTGCTATTGCACCGCCAGAAGCAGTCTTTTGATATTCAGCTTCTAATTCTTTAAATCTAATTTTGTACTCATCATCTTTAATTACACCCTTCCAAAAACCTTTACCTGCTTCTTCTCTAATTTGTGTATTAACTTGTGAAGCTACTCTAGCTTTGTAAGTCATAGTTTTAAGAAATTCATCACCTGCACTTAAAATTCTCATAGGAAAAGTTGTTGCGTAACCTATTGGTCTAAATACATATTTATCAAGACCTACACCTACTGACCCCATTCTATCTGTCAAAAGTCTTGTAGTTGCTTGTAGCCATCTTTGAAGTTGTCCTTGTCTAATGTTGTTATCAAACTTCATTTGTTTACTATCAAGAATACCTCTACCTTCCATAAAACCTCTTTTAGCCGCCATCAAAGCATCTTTAGTATATAGTATTTGGTGAATGTAAGTATCAAATGCTTCTTTAGCTAATTGATTTGCTCTTTTTTTATCTTCTAAACTTAAAAAACCTGCTCTTACTAGCATGGTAATCGGCTTCCACTGTGTTTGAAATAAACCAGATACAATGTTAATTGCATGTGTATCAGGTGAAGACAGTAAGTTGTTGTTTATAAATTCAGAAGTTAAATCCCAACCATTTACTTTTCTAGCATTTTGTAATGCCATAATAACTTGGTCTGTATCATGTAGTTTAGCAATAGCTTTGTAAAACTCTTTTGGATTTCCTGTTTTTAAAGTAGCCATAGTAGGGTCTTCAGGATTTATTTTAAGCTCTGCGGCTCTAGTAGTATCTTTGTCAATCTGCATAAACCTCATAGCTCTAGCTACATTTTTAGTAATTTCTTTTTGATTTTTTAAAGTTTCACCTGCAATGTTTTGTCTTATATCTAACTCTTTTAATATTTTAGCTTCGTCAGCAGGAGTTATATCTAAATTATGTAATTGATTACCTAGTTTAATAATATCATCACTTTGTTTAGCCAATAAATCTCCATGTGCTAAAATCTCTGCATATAATAGTTTATCATCTTTAGCTCTTGATTTACCTAATGCAATAACTGCATTACTATCTAATCCTAATATTTGTGCTTGTTTAATTGCATATCTTTCTGTAACTACATCATTTATTATTTTACCTTCTTTGACCATTTGGTCTGCAAGGTTTTTTAAATGTGGTCTAACTTTTGCAGGATATTTATAAAGATTTAATTCTTCTTCAGGATATTTACCTATAGAACGACTTATTCTTAAATTCTTAATTTTATCATCAACAGTTCTTCCTGTTAATGAGCTTTCTTTTGCAATTCTATCTACAGTGTTTTTATCAAGATTTTTATATAATGCTTTAGAAGGTTTAGGTTCTGCTAAATCTTGAAATAATTGTTTTCCTGTAATTTCACTTCTACCATATTCATGTATATCTTTTAAATTTTTAACTGCTGTATTTTTACTTCCTCTCATACCTAGCTTAAAACCACCATAAGAAAATGCACCACCAAACACAGTACCAAAACCAAATCCTGCACCTGTAGCTATTGCACTTCTACCTAAACTCCACTCATCTTTAACACCTGTTTTAATTTCTGTAAGTTGAAGCATACTATCTTGTGCTGTTGCAACAACTGCACCAATTTTAGCTTCAGTCATAGCACCTTTATATACAGCTTTACCTATTGCTTCTTTTGTTGCTACTTTTGCAGTTTCTTCTAAAACTTCTTTATTGATTTGCCCTGCCACTTTACCTTTAAGAGCCTCTGTTAATCCTTTTCTATAAGCAACTTTGGCGGCTTGACCCCCAATACCAAAAGATATTAAATTAACTGGGTCAGCTAACATTGCTCCACCATTGTCATATAACCAAGAACCAAAACTTCTATTTGGGTCATTCCAAAATGAAGGGAGTGCGTGATATGTAGAAGATATATAAGCTAACTGTTTGTTTCTCTCTGCACTGTCTGTAAAAGCATTTGCTAAATCTTTAGTCATAGAACCTGTGTTATTGTTTCTCCATGACCTGTCGTTGTAAAAATATTCTAGTAAATCTGCATGAGACATTTCTGAAAATACATTATTACCTCTTGAAGTAATTTCGCTTTTTCCATCTCTATGTGTGTAATAACTTCTTAATGTGTTATAAAACTCTTCTGTTTGTATCTCATCAAGAGCTTCTTCTTCTGTTGTTACTTTTCTTAATTTTTGGATTGTAGATGATGCTGAAATCGCATCTGTTGCTTTTGAGGTTTTCTTTTTCTTTGCACTGAAGTCTATCTTTGTAGCCATATTATCCTTCTATGTTGTAAGCATTAAATAACAATTCTTGTATTTGATTTAGATTTGCATTGTTTTCGTCATCTGTGCCATTCATTAAACCTAATGCAGTTGTCATATTAATAAGAATAGTTCGGTAATCATCTTCACTCATAGCTGAAAGAATATCACCAGTAAATTCTGAACCTAAAATTTCTTGTATATATTTTTGAAATTTAGGGTCTCTTACTTGTTCTATAAATTTCTCTTGTGTGATAATTCCTTCAATTCTAGGTTTAAGTAAGAAATCTTGTTTTCCTGCTTTTTTTATATTTTCAGTAATTTCATTTACATAATCTTTTAATGTAACATCTAGTAAAGTACCATCACCTGCATCTCTTTGAAAGATAACAGTGTTGTCCGCTTTTTCTTGTTCTGCAATTTCTGCCGCTTCCATTTCTTTATCTATTTGGTCAAACTCACTCATCATTTGGACACCTTCCATAGTGTCTGTTACAGGTTTTTTGTAAATATCATTGTCTGCATCTTCACCAACTCCTGTCCATGTTTTATCTACATAATCTTGTATTTCTAATATAAAATCTTTTCTCATTTTAGAAGTAACTTCAACACCTTCTTTAGCCCATCTCATTTCTTGTTCTTCAATTTCAAAATTTACATATCTTAAAACATCTGACTGTGCTATTGCTTTAGTTCCTAAACCATCAGCATCTAATTTATATTTTTCTGCAATGACATCTAAAATTACCTTTTTAGTATTTACATAATGATGGTCAGTATCATAGATAGGTTTTAATCCACCTTTTTCATATTCAGCTTCATATCTATCCCACCTGTCATTTGCTTTACTCCACATATCTTGGGGTATACCTTCGTCAACCATAGCTTTCATCATTTCAGCATGACTGGTAAATTCACCCATAGAAATACTTAATAAGAAATCTTGCGTACCTGCGTAATCTTTTATCATTCTATCTTTAGGGTCAGTATTAAAATACTTTGTAAAAGCGTCTATCTCACCTGCGTTACCTTTACTTGCTATTGTTAGTTTATTTTTTAATTCTTGTAATTGTACAGTAGATTTTGATGTGCCATCTTCGTTAGGTGTGAATGCTTCAACCCATACAGCTTGTGTGGCTTTGGCTGTATTATATGTTTCATCTCTTCTTTCTTTTTGAATAATAGCATCTTTCTTTGCAGTTAATGCCGCTTTTAAAACATCTGTTTTTTGATTTTTTCTACTATTTAAAGAACCTAACTCTTGACCATTAGTGCCTTTACCTAAATCTAAAGACATAATTTTTTCTGCTCTTTCTATATCTTCACTACTATCTGCTGTATCAATAAGAGAAGCTACATCTTGTCTAATAGCTTCCATAAGTTCATCATTAGTGTAAAATTTAGTTAATTCTTTATTATCTTTAGTACGCAAGGAAGAACCAAAAGATTTCCATTCATTAACATACCTTGTTTCTAAATCTTCATTAGGAATAACTGATAATACTTTTCTAACTTCATCAATTTTTAATTGTGAAGCTCTTTCTCCTCTTTCTTCAGCATCAGCTACAGATGCTTTATTTTTCCACACATTATAAAAAGAACCAAACCCTGCTATAAAAGAGTTATCTGCATCATTAAGGTCAGGTAGATAATTTTTTGTAAAATCATTTAAAGTATGTTTAGTAATATCATAATCAGTTTCCATTGCTTTTGTAATGTCAGTAATTACTTCAGCCGCTTTAACTTTTCCCATGTGAAACTGTGCAGTTGCATCAGTGTATTTACCAACTAAATCTGGGTGTTTACCATCAAGTATTTCTTTTTGTATATCTTCAAATGATTTACCTTTAGCAGATAAACTTTGAATTTTCTCCATTGCTTCAGTTTTTTCTCTATCAATTCTTTTATTTTCACCTTGTCCTATTGAATAACCTGCATTAGATAATGATTTAGCTAAACCATCTGATTGTGTGTTTGTATAAATTTTACCGCCACTGCCTAAACCATAGTATTTGCCAGTTGCTTGTTTTTCGTATTTTGCCATAATTAATTTTTCTTCGCACCTGCGTTTGTTTTATTACCCTGATAAGCGTCATAAGAAACACCTGCAACTTCAAGCATTAGTCCAGTTCTTGAAGGGTCTACTGGGGGAGTTAAACTGTTATAAGTTTTGACTTGATTAGCGTATGCTTCTGATTGTTGAGTTTGGAAAGTTTGTACATCTTTACTGTGGTCAGAACCTATAGCAACCCAATCTTCATCAAATAAATATCCGATTGATTGAACTATTTTTGTATTATTTCCAAATCCTAAATTTACTTTTTGTGATATTTCTGAATTTTTTTCTGCTTTAGATTTAATTTCTGCTTTAGTTTTTTCCATGTCTGCATTAACCTTCTCTTGGTCAATTTTAGTCATGTCATGTAAATAACCTTTATCAGCATTTCTTCGTGATGTCTCTTGGTCTCTTCTAATGCCTTTATTGATGGCTTTCTTTTCTCTGTAACCTTGAACTAATCCTGCTACTT